CTTGACCCTTAAAGTAAGAACAGCCCATTTCTCCCATTGTTCGGTAAAGAGCCTTGTTTCCAAGAGAACCGACACCGAATGGGTTTCCGTTGCTGATACCGTCTTCAAAGTATTGGGTTGGCTTCATAACCGATAGCCACAAATGGTCTGTATCGAGGAAAAGCATATCACTAATCAAAGAACTGTTTGTTCCAGTTGAAGTCATAGCCGCAACAGGAATCATAGGAATGTCGTAGTAAGTAGAAACTCGGAATCCGACTTCTGCACCCTTAACACCACGAACACCGTTCACTGTTGGAACGATTTCCTTTCTATCCATGAAACGCTCTTGAGCCTGTAATAAGTCAGAAATCGTTTGAAGAGTGTCATATCCAGTAAGAATAACCTTTGGAGAGCCACCTGCAACACGGAGTCTGCGAATCATGTCATTAAGAACAGTTAATGTCAATTGTCGTGCTTCTGCCGAAGTATAACCTGCGCCAAAAGAAACTTCCGAATCCAAATACTCGTTGCCCGAAGCACTTCTTAGTTTTCCGTAAAGTGTATCAACTGCTTGTCCAGTAGCACTGCTAATAAGGTTTCCACCAGAATTGTCAGCCAATTCGTCAATTTCAGCCGAAGAAGAAACAATTTTCAATAGAGAAGTATAGTTTCTATCAATACCGCTTGCTCCGTTATATGCTGTTTCGGGAGTATAAGCCTCTAAAGGAGTAACAAGCATAGAGTTCTGAACTTCAGCGTGATGCTTACCCATGTCTTCTCTTAGTTGCGCTCTAATATCACCGATACCGTCGTCAATTTGAGCCATTTCCATAGAAAGTTCACTGAAAGCGAATTGATGTGCAATAATCTTTGGACTGGTGAACAATGTATCGTATTCAGGAGCAATTGATTGAAGACCGTCCGAATCGGAATCTAATGAAGCATTTTCGGGAACTCCACCAGTTCTGTCTGCTCTCAAAGAATCAGCACCGTAAAGTGCAGTATTGAGAGTAGTGTTTGAAGCGGCTGAAATGTCCAAAAAGTTTCCACTTCCACCAGCAGGTCGCTTCTTGAGGATTCTCCAACCACTTGATGAATAAGGACGCTTTGAGATAACAGACAATGCGTTGCATTCTCGGTTTAGCATAGACCAAACCTTTTGACCGTAAACCTTGTTGTAAAGATTAGCGTTAATGCCGCTTGGTGCGCCTAATGCTCCATCGTGAGCAGTATGAATACCACTAATTGTTCCTTGAGCCTTTAGCAATTGATTGCTAATGCTACCGGTTGCGCCGGTTCCGTATGTCTGTGCTTCTAAATCTGCAATTGTGTTAATATAACTCATCTTAAACGCCTCCTACCATTTTATGAATGTCAGACCAATCCATTTCGGCCAATTCATCCATGCTTGGGAGTTTAATAGTTGCCTCATCTTGAGCCTTTAGGATTGTTTCCTTTTCAGCAGTAAGAGACTTTCGTAGTTGAGAGAACTCGTTCTTCATAGCGGCGATTTCTGCTTGAGCATCATAGTTTGCCTTTGAGATAAGAGTTTCTCTTGAAGAAGTTTCGCGAGCGAAGCGAGAATCAAATTGCTTTTGTAGATTATCATAAGCAAGTTTTTCAAGTTGTTCTTGGCGGAAAGCCTCGTAAGCCTTCTCAATGTTTGCAACAGACAAATCTAGGGTTTCTAGTTCGTCGTTGTTGAATGACTTAACAACTGGTAAATCACTGGCCTTTGGCTTTCCGTTGTCAATAACCACACGGTCTGCTGGTTCACCGATTTCAACGCCAGCACCGTCAAGCGTGGACAAAAGAGCCTTTGCTTCTTCATCCATGTATTCCATGCTTTCTTCGTCATCTTTATACATTTTCTCGTCGTCACCCAATGGCATACCCTTTTCTTCGGGCATTTCCATGCGTTCTTCATCCATGTGTTCTTCCTTACGCAAAGTATTTACTTCTGCCATAAGTGCGTCTAGTTCTGCTAATGCTTTTTCAATCTTAGTCATTTTGCTCATTCCTGTTTTTGTTTTTGTTTTGTCTTGTTTTAAAATATCAAATCTTGCTTCTGGGTTTATTCCTTTTTCACAGATTGTTACTTCATGTAATTCTAATTTACTTATTTCGTTGTAGTCGCCCAATTCTTGATGGTTTTTCTTTACTTTTTCTAATGCTTGTCCACCTATACTGAATGACCTTAACGAACCTTTTCTAATGCCTCTATTGATTTCTTTTGCTTTTTCAATATCATCTCTTAACTTAATAACTACAAAGAATCCTACATCATCTACTTCGGTTTTCCATAGTCTTCCGCTTTTATCTCTATATGATTTTACTACTTCCCCAACTTGAACATTAGAATGATTAGTCATTACATTTCTAAACTTTGGGTTCTCCATATATTTATTAACAGCCTCGTTAAGTGCTTTAAGTGTGATTAAATCGTTTTGCTTATCAACTATCTCAATGCTTGCATATCCACCAATCATCAAGTTGTCGCTTTTGAGAATTGTGAACTCGTTGGTTCTGTTTGACATTACCGCCGAACTCATTCTTCCTCAACTCTCCTTAGTTCATTCCAGTATATAAAGAACATCTAATCACTGGTGGGAATGGGCAATTTATTATACCTGTCTTGGTAGATATTCCACTTTCCTTCATCCCCGTCCTTATCAGCAGGGGTTTGTTTATATCCAGTCCATGCTAACCACATTTCCTTTCCTTCTACTTTAATGACTCTAATATGTAATTTTGATTCAAACTTGTTTCCTTTTAAGAAATATTCATGATAGCCGTCTTTTTGAACACCGAGTTCAATATCGCCTGAATCAACCAATTTTCCTCTTTCAATGTTCTTTGAAACTTCTGCTGGATATTTACCAGCCGCTCCGAATAAATCAAACATCTCTTCATCATCTTCTAAATCAATTGTCCAAAACATAGATTCGTCATCTACTTTAATAGCAAAAGTCATATTATTATCTTCTCTAGAATATAACTTAAACTCTCCCTTTCTATATTTAGAAGGAGTTTTATATGCTTTAAGCATAGCATTTTTATCTGAAAAGCCTGAACCAAAAGAATAAGAATTACAACTTTCATGTCTATCAACTACTTCTTGAGCATTAGGGTATAAGGTTTCATATGAGAGCCGTTGTTCCGCTTCTTCAAGCAACTCGTTACAATCTAATGTATCTAAGTATGCTTCCTCATTTTGCATTTCTTCTTCTACTGAATCTGCCCTCTCGCTGTCCACCTCTAATAAAAATTCTTCCCAAGACCCCCACAGTAATATTGTAATATCAATGTATTTTTTATGTGAATCAAGTAAATCTTGTTTAAGTTGTTCGCAACAATCTTCCGAAGAATCAGCATCCATTTCAACTTGCGCTACATTTTGATTTACACTGGGTTTTTCTTCTACTCTCATAGTAGGGTTTCTCATTCTTTCTTTAAATTGCAATTCTTGAGCCATAAGAGCACTTTTTGATTTTTTTATATCATCTTCCTGCATAATTTTATCATCATCGGCAGATAATTTTTTATTAGTAAAAGAAATACCGTCTCTTAATGAGAACCATTCTCTAACATCTTTTTCATTTGATTCAAGAATATCTTCATATAAAGAAGGGTGTTTTTCAACTAAATAATTATGAATTTGTTTAGGAGTTTTATCCCCGTTCATTTTTAAATATTGAAACACAGCGACTGTCAATTCACTTTGTTTAGACTTCATAATATCAATGGCTTGTTGTTTCCACATATCTAAATCCATAATAGCATTTTTAGACATTAAGTTCTCCTTTTCAAAACCATAAATAGTAAAGCCATCCATTTCAGACTTTATAATAACATTGGTTTCTCCGTGAATATTGTCGGTTACTTTAACACCTTTAGTGAAGGCTTCAACATTATAATTCAAAGACTTCTTGGTATCTTGAGATAATAACTCAAGAGTAACTAATTTATCTGGATGCTCTACTTCAGGTATTTCAATTACTTTAGCGGAGAATAAACTAAATCCTTCTCCTTTCTTCTTAACCTCATCAACCTTTACTCTAATAATATCGCCAACATCAACTGATATTTTTGTATTAAGTGCTTTACCTACCCCTAGATACATTGTTTTATCTACTTCGGTTAAACCATCTCTTTCGTCAGTAACAGGCCCAACACCAACAGTATAGGAATAAAGATTGCTTTTGGTCTTTTTCTTATCTAAAACAATAACATCTAAATCAACAAACTTTTTCCATTTAATCCACTTAGGGTTCTTTTTAGTTCCAATGTAATAAGTAGAAGTAGAATCTTTAATAACAACTCCTTCGGATGCTGGATTATCCATCATTTCCTTTGCATACTTTTCAATATCTTTTAAATTGTCTGCTTGACGAGTATCTTTTTTAGAAGGATAAGCAATTGCTTCACCAGTTTTAGAAGAATAATTATTGAATAAAGTAGTCATTCTATCTTCTAATTCTTCATCAGTCAAGGTCTGGGATTCATGTCGTATAATATCAAACACATGACACTTTAATTTAGCATCTTTGTATTTTCCTTTGAATACATGAGCAATAGTATCGGCCCTATGTAAAGGCTCATCATTATCAAAAAGAACAAGTTCCGCATCTAAAATACAATCACCGTATTCTTTCTTTTTTAATTCTTCTACCTGTTCTTTACACTTATCAGTAATGTCTTTTTCATTATAAGAATAAATAGTTACTTTATCATCTAATTTATGTAATTGGACTCTCATCCCATCAAACTTCTCTTGAACATACCAATCGCCACTAAATCCTTTTAACTCATTAATGTCATCTATTTCAAATATACGATACATAGGTTTATTAGGAATAATAAAATGAGAAACAGACTTTTCTTCTATTCCTCCCTTTGCTTTAGCAACTCCATCAATATCTTTCAAGTCCTGCCATTCTTCTTCTTCATGTTGAGAAAAGAACATTAACTCTAACATATCCATAGCAGCCTTTACCTTAGATTCAACCTTCTTTGAGTCTTTTCCGTCACCATAATGCTCAATAATATAGAGAGGTATGTCCTCCGATTCTATGTCAAGGCCCACAAGCCCCTGCGTAATTACATCGGGTTCCATGTCTTTAATCGCTAAAATGTCTTCGGATATGGCTTTATTGTCATTCCTTAGAGCATAGTGAACGAACTTAAGCATAGACTCAGGATTGTTAAGTAATTCTTCAAGAACTTCCCCTTTAAACATATCAGCGAAAGGGTCGGCAACAATAGGAGAAGAGTAGCGCATAAGTTTTATTTTTTCATAGAGTTCTAAGGCTTGTCTTGAGGAAGGGTTTTTGGTTTCCTTATCCTCCAAGTCTTCTTCATCAATGTAATTTTTTAATTCTTTTCCTGCGGCATCTAATTCATTATAAGATTCAATGATTAAATCAACGGCTTTGCGCCAACGACCTCCGTATTCTTGGGGGTCTGTTTTAGCCGATAAAAAGGCTACTCTTGTTTTTTCAAACAAGCGAAGTATTTCTAGAGAAGGCTGTTTATCCTTCTCAATTGAGCCGAGTTTCATTCAAAACCCTCTTTAAAAATTATCATCTAGTGTAGTATTGGATGCTTCACTACTATAATAAGCAGTTTGTTCAGGAATCTTTTGTAATTTTTGTTCTAATTTAGTAGCCTTTACGCCAAGCGTAGAAAGTAATGATTTAACATTTTCAACATCATTAATTTTAGCACCTTTTTCTTTCATACCTTCTACTTCTGCTCTCAATGCTTCCATAGCACTTTCTGTTTCATCAATCATCATAATAAGAGTTCGTCTTGCTTCATCATCTAGCATAGGATTAGTTCGGTAATCGGATTCACGAACTGCTTTAATAATTAAAAGAGCCTTTTTCATTTCTCCAGCATAAGCATGAAGAGTAGTTGGCCCATCATTTGATTCAAACTTAGTGGTATCATTTTCAGCCTTTGGTCGCTTTAATTTTACATGCTCCGATTCATCATCCATAGGACTTCTATTATTATCCATCAACGAGTGATAAAGGATTTCCTTTGCATCTCTCGCTTTTTGAATAGCCATACTAATTTTTCTTTCTTCTCTTGTTACTCTTTCAGGCATTTTAATCACTCCATATTATCCATCATTTTATGAATATCCGACCAGTCCATAGAAGCAACATCGGTAGTAGGAATTGAACTAGCCCCACCAATTTGATTATCCATAGCAGGAACAGGGCTATTTGAAACAACAAGACCTGCCTTCATCAACAGGCTATCCTTTGCATAAATAGTGTTCTCTAGTGCCTCAACCTTTGCGGTCAAAGCCTTAATAATTTCTAGCACATCTTTGTTAATACTTTCTTCTGTCATATAATCACTTTCCAAACTTAGCCTTACATTTGGCTTTTTCATCTTCATATTCTGAAAAAGTAATTTTTTCATTACCATAAAGATTCATTAAACGAGTAATACAAGCCTCATAACTACTATAATCCATAGTGGTTCCTCTCATTGGCTGTCTTCTTTTTTGTCCTGTTTTTCCAGATGCGCTCATTCCTCTTGCTTTGTTCAAATCTCCTGAACAACCGCAACCGCAACCTGCTTTTAGTATTTCTTGCCATTTCATTACTTTTTGCCCCCTTTTCCTTTAGGATAAATCAAATCTCTTAACTGCCTGTAAAGAAGTTCGTATTCCTTACGAAGTTTGGTAGCAGTAGCGACTATATCAATGTTCCTTTCGTCCATTGACTTCATTTTTTTATTTAATTTCTTGTCTGATTTAGTTAAATCTAATTCACGAAGAACTTCAATTAAATCACCTAATTTAGTAAAGTCTTGACCAAAAAATTCAGTAGGCTCGGAGGCTTGAAGAACCTTTTTGAGTTTCTTTCTTCCTTTAGCATCTAAAGAATCTATAATATCTTTTGTAGATTCTTTTTTCTCTTCTTTGAGGATAAAATCATCCCCTTCTCCATAATAATCCCAAGTCATTGTTCTTCCTCCATTGACATTGATTCGGGTGTTTTACCCTCTATTTTAGTTTTTAGATTAGTATTGACTTCTGCTAATTTAACATTTGCTGAATCTAAAGCCTCAAGATGCCCGTCAATCGCTCTAATTGCTTGATTATCTATGGTAGGTAATCCTATAAACTCCATCTCTCCACCTACTGATTCCCAACGAGCATCAGGATTAGCACTAGCATAAGCGATTGAACCTTCAGCGATATTATTTTCAGCCTTAGCCGCTTCTCTTTCGATTTTAGTTAAAACAAAATTCATTTCCGAACAAGCATTAAGCCCTTCAATAATTAAAGCCTTAATTTCATCAATTGGTTTTATTCCAGAAAATGCATCAACTTGTGACATAAACTCTTTGGTCTGGGCTTCTGTTCTAATAGCCGCCGTTAAATCTGCCTTATATTTATTAAGTTTAACTTTTTCATCAGCAATAGTTTTTTCAACATCTGATTTTGCTTCTTTAATATATTTTTCTTTATTGTTCTGCAAGTCTCTTATTTCAGCAGTTTTTTCTCTAATGTTAGCAACATTTCTTCCACTAGATAATAATACCTTTAAAGCATTATTTAATTCATTAAATTTTCTTGCAACTAAGCCTTCACTGTTTTCTAATAACTTCTCTAAATCTTCAATACTAGACTCTAGTGCTGATTTATTGCCTCTAAGTTTAGTCACCTTTTTTCGATGTTTAGTGACTAATTGTTTAGCCTTGCGGTATTCTCTATTAATTTCTTTATCTCCGCCCCTAGTGATTCCTTCATTTAATCTTGTTTGGATTCTTCTTAACTCGGAACCCCTTCTTTTTCTGTCCATACTAGAAGCAGGTAAGCGTCTATGTTTTTGAACATGAAGTTGTTCAAAAACCTCACGGAAAGATATTTGAGAAAAGGTTTTCATATTTTCGCTATCTAAAACATCTATTTGAGTTTCCTTAAGTTTATTAAATTCAGCCGCTAAAGCATCTACATTAATATCTTTTTTACCTTCTTCATAAGTAACTTCTCTAGTGTCTTTATCCTTTGAAAATTGCTTTCCTGTTAATTTACCATTAACTAACATTTCACCGAATCTTTTAGTAAAGAAAGCAGGTTCTGACTCTAAGACTTTAAACAGATTAACAATTTGATTAGACTTTTTCCTGCTGTTTGCTATTTTAAGATAAGGTCGCATAACTTCCCTTACTTCATAATTTTTTTGTTTATCTTCACTACTTCTAATAACCTTAGCGTCTGCTGCAATAAGTTTTAAAGAAGGTAATTGATTAGACAAATCTGCTAAAAAATTATAGGCTTTAGTTTCTTTGTCTTTTTGTAACAAGTCCGAGCGAATAGTAGACTGAACTTCACTTTCTTCTTCTCCTAAAGATTCATCCACTGCATCGCCTTGAACTTTAGCACCCTCTTGTTCACTACGCATTTCGTCCTCTTCTCTTCTACGGAGTTCTTCTTCTTCTTCATCAGCCTTTTTAATATATCTTCTATATTTAACCATATTAGAAGAATCTAAGTTCTTTAACAAGGACATTTTAATCTCAATAGGAGAAGCCTCTTGTTTAACTAATTCAGTAGTTTCTTTATCTAATTCAGCCTTGTTTAAAATCCCGTAAAAGGATTGGTCTTTAGATAGTTCAATAATCATTTAAATCACCTATATTTGCGTGTGGATAAAGTGTCTTTTTCTAAACCGCTTCCACCGCACTTATTACACTTTCTTTCCCCACCACCAGAAGCACGAATTTTACCAGTTCCCCTACATCTTTTACATTGTAAGTCAGTTTTAGTTTTATTACTTTGAAAACCAGTGTTACTACTAAAACCAGTCTTGCTTTTAATAACTTCTTTCCACATAATAGTCACCTCAAAAAGGAATGTTTTCGGACTTTTTGTGTTTCTTAGAAGGAAGCAAAATAACATCAGGATTATCTGAAGATGAAGGTCTTGCTTTATGAGTAGTATCAAGAGGTAATCCAACAGTAAAATTAGTGTTTTTCTCAACCTTATTGTTTGTTTGAGCGTTTAGTGCTTTGACTTGCGCTAGTTCTTTCGTTAATCGTGCTTGCTTTTGTTTTAAATCTTCTGTCATAAAATCACCTGTTATCTCTTACTTGAATTGAACCAATATCTATTTGTCCTTGACTTCCAATAAGCAAATCAATCATTTCTTCATCACTCATTTGGCCTATCAAATCCATTACTTTATCTATTAAATCTTCACGGGTAGCATTGACTAATTCCTTTCTTTCAAATGAAGCATCTTCGCTATCATCTAAATCGGAATCATGTCTATTAGAACGATATTGTAAATACTGGTCATTGGCTTGAGAAGGTTTCTTTCCACCAGCCATTCTAGTTTGTGGCTTTTGCCTACTCCTATCTTTCAGTTGTTTTCTTTTAATAATTACTTCTCGCCAATCCATTTTAACCAACTCTTCTTTCTGTTCTTTTGTCGTTATTTTGATTTCCTGCATCAAGCGGTAGTCCAGACATTCTCTTGTCTGGGCCTTGATTCATTGACGGCTTATTTCTAGTTGTCGCTGGATTTTCCTGCGGCTTGCCACCCTGCATCATTTGTTCTTGCATTTGGCCCATCTGTGAAGCATCAATGTTGGTTCCCGCATAAGGGTCTTTCTCAGCCATTTGTTCTTCACCTTCTTCCGCTTGGGGTTCTTCGGGTTCAGGCTTCTTAAAAGTAAAATTACCATCTTCATCCATATCAACTTCAAATCCTAAATTTTTAGTAGAGGCAGCGATATTAACTTCAATTTCTCTCTTACGAAGAACAGCAATTTCATCCTCTTCTTCTGATGGAGGAAGTTTTAAGTTCCAATCGGTAATTCCAAATTGCTTAACTAGGAACGGGAATACATAATTATTATAAACAGTCTGTGCTTTTTGAACAGCCCTATTAGTAACAAGTATTTGCATACCCTCATTGTTTAATCCACCGCTTGTAGTATTATCAGCCATAAAGACTTTACTTACTCCATAGAATGCTGATATTCTATCTCGCAAATCATCCTTTACAGAAACATAATCCATTTCTTTAAGAGAATCCATAAACTTAATCCATTCAACAGCACCTTTACCACCTTCGCCTTCAACCCCCATAACAGGGATAAAATGAGGGTCTACTTCCATCTTTTCTTTAACTGCTCTCCAAAAAGATTTCATAGAATCCATGTTTCTAGTTTGAACTGCAAGCAATCCTTTAGGCATTCTACTTTTAGTATAAGATGAATTAACATAGTTTTCCATAGCAATAAGAGTCATAATATTGTTAAACAAAGTAATAACAGGAGACATTCCATACAAACGAGAAGGACTATATTTACTAAAGTGCAATACTTCTCCCTTTAAAAAGAATTGGTCTTCACCATTAACTCTATTAACATAATGAACTGGGAATAAATTACTTCCACAAACCTCACATGGTTCGTGTGGTTCAGTATGAATAATTTTTCTATGATTAACACAAGTAAATCCTTTAGTTCCTCTTCTTCCCAATTCATCACTATAAATAAACATAGTCACTGGGTCGCCTCTATAAAGTTCCTTTACTCGGTGCATTCTAATTTTACCATTACCGTCAATAAAGTATTCCTTTACTAAAACAATGTAAGCATCATCCATAATATTTAAATCATCCTCTAGTTCCTGCAATACATCAATAAATAGTTGTTCTGATTTATTAACATAGCCTTCGATAAACTTTTCAGCGTATTGTAGTTGCTTAACATCAGGAACCTCTAAATTATTTGAACCACAACGAGAACATTCTTGAACTGGTCGTTTATGTTCTTTATTACAGGTTTTACAACGGGCTTCATAGGATTTTTCCCAAACATATCCCCGCCTAAAAACTTCTTGTTTTAATTGAGTAATACAAGTTCTAGCAATAACTGATTGATTAACTACATTATAGATAATTGGGCCAGTCATCATGTGGTTTGCTTCTCTTTCCTGAATACCCATATTAAATACGGTTCTATCAGCCGGTTTGGGGGTAGAACGCCTAAAGAGATTAGAAACACTAAATCTTCTTCTTTCTTCTGCCATTGACTACTCCCCCTCTTTAGTGGCTACGCTATTCACGCCTATGAACGCTTCGGTCAAAGCCTACTTGAGTCCTCAATGTCATACCTTGCATTACTTGAACGAAGCATTTCTTCTAAGATACCCTTTAAACATTCTTTCTTAGTTTCAGGTCTTCTAAAACCTCTTTTAAGATAATAGATAACCATTTTTTGATTGATAGTAGCAAGATTGCTATATCTGACATATTTTGTCCTATCTTTAGGTAATTTATCAGATAAAATACCATCCTTAAGTTGTTGCCAACGCATACTTTTAATAATCATGCTACTTTCTCTCCTGACATTAGTTGGGGTCTTCCTGCTTTAATCCAACATCTACGACAAAAACCAAAAGGATATATTTTATCTTCGTAATAACAACTGCCACAGTATTTCATACAATTACCTATTCTTTTAGTTGTTGTTCTATCTACTAGATTTATTCCCATGACACTTCCACTTTTTACGGCTTAAGTTATTAGGGCTGTTTGGGTCACTTCTCCAATTGCCTTTGATTTTATTTGACCTTGCACAGTAAGCATCTCCTTTAGAAGTTCCGGGCCTAATTCTATCTTTACCGTCTTTAGCCTTTCCAGCCTGACCGTATTTAACAGTCTTTTTTCTTCCTGTCTTTTTATTAGTGACTACTTTCTTAAAGCGTCTTTTAAATTTTAAAACTTCTTGCCAACTCATCTATCAATCCCTCTTAGATTTTTCCGAAGATTTGATGAATCTTCCCTTTGCTGATTTTCTATTACCCAGTTTACCTGAGTTACTTCTAAAACTTCTTTCAGCATCTTCACGACTCATGTTTCTAAACCTCATTAGAGATTTTATTTCTTCCTCGTCTTCAGGCGTTAAAGGAGGTGCTTTAACTACTTCTCCATATTTTTCACAAATATCTTTCCCGCATCCACAATTTCTTTTAATTACTTTTTCCCATGTCATTGTCCTTTCCTCCTTTTATAAGTTTTACAAGCCGAACAAGTCGGACGGCATCTTTGTTTAGTTCCTTTAGAAGCATCTTTACGACCACAAGGTTTTGTTCCTTCTTTATCATCTTCACACGATTGACAAGAAACCCAACCTTTCTGTCCATCTCCGCCTCTTCTGTTAAACCACTGATGTAAACCATCATTGGCTTTAGAAACTTTACCGTTTCTGCACTGAACCATATATCCTGATTTATATGCAGAACTTTTCATTCCGTATTTTTCATCAGCCAATTTAGCGCATCGGTCTTTTTTCTCACCCTTACTGTCATGAGTAGAAGTAGCCTTTACTTTAAGAACTTCTTGCCAATTCAAGACCATTCCTCCCGCCAATAATCTTTATTAGAAACATCATAGTGCAATAAACTTAATCCCGCTTTATTACCCCATGCTCTTAAAAATGCTGTTAAAACGGGGGTCATACCAGTTACATATAAGTCTATTTTAGCACCGCTTTTTGACTTTATCCATGAGTTTGCTATTTCTGTTAATTTAGGAATCTTTTCAGCAAGACTACCTTCTCTCGGTAATGATTCAAAAACATATTCATCAACAGGCATTGAGTGTCGGCCTTCAATAAGACCTACCTTTAATGATTGCTTTAACACACTAAACCACATGACTACCACCAATTTGTTCCAATGAGTCCATAGTAGACATTTTACAATTACCTTGTAGTTTAGTAATATCAGTTAGATAGATACCTTCTTTAAGCCAATCATAACCCACATGGTCTTTGTGATTTTCCCACTTCATTAACTTGAAAATCTCATCACATCTAGGTTTATACCACTCAGTTTTCTTATATGATTTCTTCATACGAATTAATTCCAATAATAATTTAGCATTACCCTTCTTTAATCTAAAATGAGGTAAACACTTAGTTAAAAGTTTAGTTACATCATCTTGAGAGTAAAAGTTTAGTCTTTGAATTAGTCTGGTTTGCTGTGGTGATTTTTGGTCTAGGTGCATTCGCCCATATCCAATAGACTTGTGCATTTCTTGCATAAAAGCCTTACCTCTTGTTCCAGTTGCAATTAAACCTACTCTTGGATTCATATTACGGTCTAATGTAATATAACCATCGGAGTCAATAAAAGCAGCAGTATAAGCCCAAA